TCTGATTCATACTCTGCACCCGTATCAACGTGTGTAATAGTAGTTTCAGTTTTTACTTTATAATGTGGAATTCTTCTTCCATCCTCGGTCGTAATGTGACCTAATAATTCAGCAGGTTCAACTATCGGCATCGTCTTTTCTCCAATTTATATTAAAACTAATGATAACTCTATCTTCATCAGAATTATTTGTTTGCACTTCATGTTGTAACCATGATGGGAAAAAAATCAAGGAATTTTCAACAGGCTCCCACTGCACGCTGTGAGCGAGGTGTATAGATGATTTTTCTGTTTTTGGGGGTGATAGTACCTCTGACTGTGGTTTAGGCTCTAGAAACACAATATTTCCACACTTTTTAGGGGCTTTTAAATAAAATACTCCTGATAAATAGTTATATGGGTGTGTATGTACGTTGTTTCGTGATCCTGGTGGATTTATCATACCCCACATACCAGTTATTTCAGGATTATAATTATCTTTAACATCCATGTGATTAAAACAATCTTTTGAATATTTAAGAATATCATCAACCAAAGGTTTAAACTTTTTTATATTGTGTATTTCATCATCGCTATGCCAACCACCAACATTGGACCGCGGCATTCCTTTTTTATCGTTCTGTCTTATTTGATAAATACCCTCAGTTAAATGATCGTGGCCCGTTAACTGTAAAGAAAAAACAGGAGTTATAAATAAAGAATGAAGATTAATCAGAGTTGTCCTTTTGTGATCTCCATAAAACTAGCTATTATATGCACTTGATTGGCAGCGTTAGCTTGAACTTTCATAACATCACTTTCTTGTAAAACTAATGGTTGTTCTAATAATTCTGTTGTTGTGTTTGTAGCAATACTCTTAGCTTTAAATACTTCAAACGTAGCTGAAGATCTAAGAACTTCTACGTCCAATAACGTTGTGCTACCTGAGTCATTACAAACTAAAATAGATTTTATCACTGCTGTTGTAGGAGAAACAGGTGGTGCTGCACCAGGATTTGCTGTTGGCACAGTAATTAAAGTTGTTAGATCTGTCGTAGTGACATCTAACATTGCGCTTTTAAATGTATTAGCCAAAGAAAAAAGCCTCCTGCTCTGATTCTTCTTTTAATTCGTTTTGATAGTTTGTATTTAATAAAAGAATAATTTGATCTAATAAACTTATCATTTGATCAAATTGAGTTGCACTATATTCTGGCGTTGCGTTTGGTAATCTTGTTATTGTTATTTTAGCCATACTATCTTTTAGAATAAATTAGGCTTAAAGTCATTCTAAATTTAGGTCCTTTTATGGATTGTGGTCTAATTGTGTGTGGAATAGAGCCATCAAACAGTAATATTCTACCTGGTATAAAAGATGAAGCAAAATCAATTTTTTGTAAATTTAAGGGGTCATAAAATAATGTTTCACCATACCATCCATCTTTCCAATCCAAGTTCACATAATATAATGCTATCTGTTTATCCCAATGTGCGTGAATATAATGCACGTCCTCAGACTTTACTAAGTTAATTATAATATTCTCAAGATGTTTATTTTGAAACCAAAGTGTTTCTTCTATACAATCTTCAATACACGGAAGTATATTTTCCTTTGATAAATCTTCTATAGACCATTGTGAAAATAAATTAGGTTCGCTTTCTTTCTGAACTGCATCTTCCCATCCTAATTTGTAAAAAGAATTGTGTGCTGAGTTATATATTTCTTGTCTTGTTTTAAAAGATACTTTGTTATCAAATATTTTTATTTTTCTATCTTCTTCCATCAGGTCTGAGTTGAAGCTTAGTAGAACCAAGTCTCCAAGGTGTATCATTCACTGTATTTGTTTCGTACTTAATTTTTACTGCTCTTCCTCTGCCTCTTACATCAATTTTCTCTGTAGTGCTAGAAATAGTTCCTGAAGTTGTTGTAGTGTCAGCTGATTGTGGATATTGTTCTAAAGTTAAAGTGGCAGTCATATTATTAGTTAAATTATCAAAATCAGGAACTAACTTACTTACAGACATAAGCTCATCACCATCACCAATTTCTACAGATCCTGATGTTAAAAAAGCAGAAACAGCTGTGCCGTCTGCTTGATTATTGCCTGATTCATGTTCATAAATATAAGAAGCGCCCGCTGTTACTCCTAAAATTGTAGTAGCATTAGCTGTTAAACTTGCACCATATTCTGTAGCTATTGGCTTTTCATAAACATAAGCACCAAGCCAGGTTGTTCTGCTAAGACTAATAGTGTACCAAGTATTTTCTAGATAATTATAAGCAACACCTCTATCTATTTGTGTGGCATTTTCAGAAGGATAGTACCAAATAATCTCATTAAAGGCTGTGTTTAATCCAACAGCAATATCATTTTTATTTGTATAGCTTAAACTATCAAATACAAAATCTTGCACAGAACAAGGCATTTTTTTAACAACACCGTCATACAAATAAAAAGCATCATCTGACATCCAATATGCCCTACCGTTTACCTCTATTGCTGCGTGTTGTGCTATCAATCCACAGTTAGCACCAAGTTGTCTCATACCAAAAGTAAAAGGTGTTCCAATAAATTGAATACCATGAAGTGATGTATCGGTCCAAACAAGTATTTGACCTGAAGATTTTACAGCTCCCATAATTCTTGAACCATCAGATATACGCAATGAACCAGCTTCATTAGTAGCCGTCGGTGTATAATCTGTGGCATCTTCTCTATCAGAAAATCTAAAAAATAAATCGTCTTGTGTTGCAGTGTCACCAACGGTTGTCTCTGTACCAAAAATCATTACGTGTCTAGTATCCGTAGAGACTAAACTAAATCTAGATGCTGTTGGTGCGTTCGATAAAGCAGTTGCTCTGTTGCCTGTTCCAGATGAGGTATCCCAAATAAAAGTACCACCATTTAAAACTGTTGCAATTAAATCTTCACCAAAGGTATCTAAAGACCATTGACGGGCTGATACAACAACACTTGAAGAAGATCTAGCAGTACCCCATGTGCTTGTGCTCCATGTGCCCGTTCCCCATCCATATCCATATGTAGATGTAGCAGGGCCTGTTGTTATTTGATATTTAGCATTTCCTGATCCCCCACCTCCTGATGTAGATCCAGAGGCAGTGCTTGTATGTGTAATAGTGTAAGTATTTGCAGTTGGCACTGTTAAAATTTCAAATTCTTGATTCATGTCCAAACCATCTATGGAAGAAAATGAATCAAAAGTTACAAAGTCTCCGACGCTAGCGTTATGTCCTGAGTCTGTCACGGTTACTGTAGTAGTACCGTTTGTTGTAAAAGGATTAGTTAAAGCTTGTGTTTCTCTAATGGGTGTAATGTCATAAACAGAACCTTCAGTGTAAATATATAATTTTCTATCTGTTCCAATAGCAAGAAATCTTGTCCCATCTAAACGAACCCAACTGTGTGTATCGCGGACCACGCCCACAATAGTTTTATTTGGATTTGGTAAATAAGTCCAACCGCCCCATCTTTCAGGTTTTCCATAGTGAAAACGTACAAAATCAGAGTCAACATATTTACGTTGGTCTCCTGCTGAGTAAGCAGTATCTTGTTTATCAATGCCTGGTTGGAACTTTAAATCGACTAATTTCATGTCGAGGTATACTAAATTATTTATTGTTTTGTGGCAAGAATTGAGTTCCTACGTTGCCCTTGAATGAGTAATTACCGTAGTGAGTAAGACCACTTACTATGTCAGCATAAACTTTTCCACCTATTTTCTGCCATAAACGACAAAAAGCATAATCTTCTGATAAATATCTTTTTGTGTCAGGATCTATCATTGTATCAAAAAAAGTATAATTCCAATCAGATGTATCATGGTAATTAAATGTTTTATCATGTGGAGCACCAATATGTTGGTCGGGTACAAACTTTAATTCAGGATAAGCTAAAGCCATTTTTTTAAATACATTTCTTTTTATCAACATAAAACCTGTGGCTCCGTCTAATACTTCTATAAATCCTTTTCTTACCTCAATGTTTTTAGGATCAACTACATTTAAATTATATTGTAAAGCGGTAGCTAATAAAGCATCTTCAGATATATTAGGGTTTTCCGATACTTTTATTTTTACCTTACCCCAATCAATTGTTTTTCTTGGATATACACCTGTAACAATCTCTTCATCCAAATCTATCATTCTCATTACGGTATTAGGATCAAAAGATATATCGGCATCTATAAACAAAAGATGAGTATATTGTTCATCATCCATAAATAATTGAACTAATGTATTTCTAGCTCTTGTAATTAAAGACTCATTACCAATTGTTCCAAATTGTAGTTCAACTTTATTTGAAGCTGCGACTGCGGTAAGTTGCATGCAACTCTTAAAATAATCTGCTGTTATCATCCCACCATAACAGGGTGTTCCTATAAATAATTTAGTCTGCATCTTTATAAAAAATATTAAGTGTGTATCGCTGAGAGCTTTCTCCAAAAGATTGTAAATCTGAATGTGGAATTTTCATACCATTAAAAAATAATGCTCTATTTTCTACAAAACCTATATGTGATGCTAATTGATTATTATGCATAAAGCCTGTGCCGTTGTTAAGAAGAGGTTCTCCCTTAACAAATAAAAGAAAGTTAGCAACATTTCCTTTGTCATCATCTGTATGAAACAAAGGTTCTTTGTTATTTTCTCTTAAATGAGCACTTACGGATATAGGCTCAAGGTTTCTGTGTGGAAAAAAATATTGTTTAATTAACTTTAACAATGGATCATTATGAAAACTGTGAGGAAAAGTATGTCTATGCCCATAAAGTTGACCCTCTGGGTTTTTTACTCCACTATAATTTATTTTTTGAAATGTTTCTTGAAGAGATTCTAATGTTTCTTGTGTAAGAAAATCATCAACATACATAACAAATTTTGTATTTTTATTGTGTTGCATAAGTCACCGTTAAATACTCTATTTTCTTTATCCATCCTTTTGGTATAGCGATTGCACCACCACCAGTGATGTCCTCTTTATCTTTACTATAAGAACGCATAATAATTATTTTTTCTGAACTGTTGTGAACCATCCAGCCTACTTCTTGACACACGGCCAACGGAGCATCCATAACTTCTTTTATGTCAAGCCAACCTGTTTCTGTATCACGAGCATCTAACCACGTCACACGGACCATAGGTACTTTGTCGATGTTCATTCGTTAATGGGTTCTTTTTTCTTTAAATGTAAATTAAAAGATACTGATCTTCTCTCTTCGTTTTCTGTTCTAAATGGATATACCCCATGTGATAACCACGCAGGGAAAAGATATATTGCACCGACCTCTGGAGTAGCTTGATGTTTATGACCACTAAAAGTTGCAGCTTGACCACAATGCCAAATTATATCTCCCACACAAGGATAATGATCTTCTCTCGCGTACTCTTCTGGTAAACTTGGAGGCACTCGTAAGTAAACAACACCTGACAACTCTCCTTGATGAATATGAAGAGGATTAAAGTCTCTT